ACCGCTGTAGCATACTGAACCTGTGCCCGTGCCGTAAATCTAAGCTTTTTACCCTGCTGAGAGTTAATTATGTGGGGCCTAGTGCCTTCGTGGTGGAGGAGGGCATGTTTTTTATATGAACCCATTCGGATAGACTGACCAGTCTTAGTCGCATAGTGTCTTAGGTAGATAGAGTTAGCAAGCTCGCCATTCTTCTTACCAACCTTAGCCTTAGCCATAGCGTGCATAATCTTAGCCCTCTGAGAGAGGGTTTTTCCTAGAGTGTTAGAGCGTGCATTAGGAGAGTTAAGTAGTTCAAACATTTTATCTGGATAAAGAGTTACGTGCTTTAGTGCAAACTCCATGCCAATACGTGGAGGCTTGCCACCGCCAAAAACGCCTTGTCGACTAAAACCACGACTACGGGATAAAGCTTTGAATACTTTTTTAGTGCCGTAGCCAATCCAGCTATCGGGAAGGCCGTACATTATGGAACCGCCAAAGTTAGCTGCATAGTTACAGCGTTATAGCCACCTTCAAAGCCAGCAGTTTCTACGTTTGCAATAACACCTAGACCGTAGCCAGATTCGTCCCACATGTCAAAAGAGTTTAGGGAGTCCATGAGGACCCATGCATCGACGGAAGACATCCACGATGACTTTTGGATTGCCTCGGCAGACGGTGCTCGACCATTCATACCGGTAGCCGCGACCTCGCGGGCAATCATAATTTCCACCGTAGCTGTGCGAGGAACATAGCAACGCTGCGGGGCACTGACTTCGTCTCCAGGAGCACCTAAGTACATCTGAACAAAACTGACTACAAGTTGCTCGCAATCAATTGCAGGAGGCCCCATGGTCCAATAACATCTTGACGGGAGCGGCACGTTATATGACTGGAAAACATTTTGGACGCGTTCGAGCACTCCGTCCATCATTTCTTTTAGACGGAGTGCGTCGGCCGATATGTCGGTGATGTTGATTGGAGTAGCCATGAGTATATTCTACTACTCTGCGGACTTCTCTTCTTCTACTGCTACAACTACCTCAGCAACAACTTCTTCTACCTTTGGAGTAGAGGCCTTTGTAACCTTCGGAGCAGCAGCTTTTGGAGCAGCCTTTGCGGCTTCAACGACAGGCTTTGTAGTGCCTGGCATGTCGACTGCACGGAAGTTTGTTTGAACTGCCATTTTTATTTCCTAACTATATAGTTTGATCTGGAGGTTTCCAGATACTATTTCTGCAATATTCTCCACACCAGCAATTGTCTTGGTGGCAAAGAGAGTCCAGGTTCCTGGATCTACCATACCCAAAGCCGAGAAAGCCTTGTCGTATGAAACTGTAAATGATACAACGTTTGAGGTTGTATTCACTGTGATGGCTGAAGAATCTAAATCAGCCGATCTTGCCTCGCTGTAGCTGTAAACTGTAATCTTAGGTGACCAGCCAGAATCTGGAAAAAAGTTGCTAAGATTGGCAGCAGTTCCAGTGGATGTCCAGGTTGCAGGGGTAGATTTAACAACTGTTAGGTCGTAGCTAGCATTAGCAGTGAGAACCTCGGTTTTGGGAGTGTAGCGGCGGGCACGTGGTGCATCGGGAGAGAATACTTTAGACTTGCGACGAGCGTTGTCCGGGTTAGTGGTCTTGAGGAAAAGGTCAACAGCATAAAGACCAGTGCGAAGTTCTTCGATGAACTCCTGGTTATCAAGAATGGTAAACGATACGCCCTGGCGAGATACGGATGTAATACGCTGAGGAAGCTGACAGTCGTCATCGCCAGCCCAGAGCTTTGCAAACTCCATAGCAAGAGTACGAGCAGCCATCTTTCCAGCCATAGGAACAGCGGCACCATACTCATAAGTAACTTCAGTGTTACATGGGGTCCACGGAGTTCCCGCGGTGATGTGGATAGTCGAGTGGTCAACTAGGTAGTAGCTCGATGGGTCTAAGATAAGTCCATTCTTATTTCTAATTGAATGAATCTTAATGATTGGACGTCCACGTAGTTTGATACGTGCGTCAGGTGACATACCGTCAGTAGTTAATTCCGAGTACTCGTCGTAGTCGTCACTTGGAATGTTGTAGACATCTCCACCAAAAAGAATCGGAGAGTTGGTCTTGGTGGACGGCCCCATACGGTTATTGCGTAGGGTGCAGGTGTAGCGTTCGGTAACAATTGTTGTGCCAGTGTATTTGCGGCCAGACATTGCCCAAAGCAGGTAAGACGCAGTCTTGCAGGCTTCGTCTGCATACTCTGTGTTGGCATAGTCGCCCAGCTCAGTAGTCTGGACCCAGTAGTTTGCTGCCATCGTCTTATCTCCTAGATATGATTAAGGCGGCGGGTCGGCATATTTCGATACCGACACACGCCGCCTTCATCAGTTTTTAACTTATTAGCTCTCGTTCGACTGAATTACGCGGTCGATAGCTTCGTCAGGGTTGAAGTTGACGTTACCAGGAACGTTGTAACCGGTTGTCGAGCTCGATAGCGAGTCTGTCGATGCTACAGCACCAGCAGGCGAGGTAATCGTTGTGATGTTTCCACCAGTACGTGCCATAGCAGTTCCAGCACGGTCATTGAACGTGAAGGTGGTTGTGCTTGGAACGGTGTCAATTGTACCAGTAGTGTTGAAGAAGTTACGAACAATCGTACCAGTAGCGTTAGCTTCAGTCACATCAGCAGTGACTAGAGCGAAGGTTACAGTGCCAGCAGTTGTATTAACTCCAGTTAGAGTTCTAGAAGTACCGTTGAACGTCTCATCTACGCCAGCAACTGTAATAACATCGCCGATAGCCATCTGGTTAGCAGTTACGCTTGATAGAGTTAGAGTAGCTACGTTAGAAGTAACAGCCTTCTTAGTTACTGATAGGGCACCTTCAACGCCAGTTAGAGTTACGCTCTGACCAACAGCAAAGCCGTGTGCAGTTGCAGTAGTCACTGTAGCAACGTTAGTTGTTAGAGCAGCAGCGGTAACCTGAGCAGAGATGCCATTAAGGTTGGTAACTGCGTTGTAGGTTGTGTCCTCAGTGGCACCCTCACCGGCGTAGTTCCAGGTGTAGAAGCCCTTAAGACCCTGTGGAGCCCATGTCGCACGTGCGTATGAGTATGGACGGTCTGCAGCTGCGTCGAACTCCCAGCGGCCATCAGGACCGTTGTTGAAGTTAACGTTTCCAAGGCCGTAACCTTCGAATGTAGTTGCAAGCATACCGTTTTCAATAACGCGGTCGCCCGACTGACGTAGCTTAGCGTATGGGAATACCCAGTGGAAGTAAGGAAGAGTGGTGCTCTTCTTACCGTTTGCAATAGCGTGAGACCAAACCTCGATAGAAACACCGTAACCGGCTGGGTCGTCACCAACGCCTGGAGATGCCCAACCAATCGACTGGTTGCCCTTGCGAAGCAAGAGACCGCCAGAGATTAGCGAGCTAATTTCAGGGTCTGGCTCACAGATAGCGAGCTCCATGGTGATACGCTTTAGAACGTCAGGAGACTTGTAAGTTACGCAAACGATACCGTTAGCGTTCTTTTCGGTGATCTCGTCGCCTTCTTCGTATTCTGGGGTGAACGATACACGCATGAAAGCTGATGTTACGTAGCTGTCACCCGGCCCGTTCAGTAGGTTGCCAGACTCGTCCAGACGGGTGACACGAATTGACACACCCTGGATGCTGGCTGCATAATCTTGAGTAGCCATTTAGCTATTCTCCTTATTGGTTAGGCTGTTAGATCTACTCTGACAGCTAGGTGGATTGATGTACTAAAGTAAGCCGCTGCAGGGCGGATTGCTTTAATACGCATGTCATTCGCATTACCTGACACATCGTAAGCCTGGCTTAGATTGTCGTTTACAACATCAATATTGCCCAAGTAAACTCGAACTTTTCCTGTGCCGTAAATCCATTTTGCAGAGGTAGTTCCGATTTGCTGGATGTACCCAGTTACGGCCTCTTGGCTAGCGTTAGTTGAGCTAGCAATAGTAATAGTTACTGTGTCAGCGTCGACTTTAGTGACGACTGCTGTAGAAGTTGAAGATTGATTGATGTTTGCTCCAACAAGGGAGTAACGGACGGTGTCACCTGCAAGTAGGTAGTGCGGAGTAGATGTGTTGATAGTCAACGTAGTGTTGGTTGAGATGGTTGCCGTAGCAGCAGCAATACGAGGACCATCACCACTGTAACCAGAGCCGACCACGACGGGGGTGCCGCCCATGGTTTGTAGGTGGTCCTTGCCCTTCTCGTGGAAAAGCATGTTTGAGTTGCTCGAAAGAAGGGCAACTACGTCGCGAGTTGAGTGGATTACACCCTGCTCCCCGCCATGAGAAACTTGAGCAATACCATTCTCAAGAACAGCTAGGGCACGCTTCGACGAAAGCCCTGTGCCATCAAGAACAGATACGCTAGATGAAACTAAAGCCTTGTTGTCATGTCCCTGAGCAATGCGAATATCACCATTCCAAAGTTCACGCTCTATGGATTTTTGACTTACTCCTTCTAGTTGACGCTTTAAACGCTCAATTCGGTCAATCCCCAAGAAACCTAGAGTCGAGCGGACTTCGTCAATTTCAATAAAGAAAGGCTTAATCTCATCGTAGTAATTAACTGTTGCGTTATTTACCAATACGTAACTCGTTGTGTCTGTGTCATCCCAGTTAGTTAGGGTGTCTACAGTAGATTCATATTCCTGAGAGAAGCCACGAACCCACATGTCCTCGTCAGCAGAGTTTTCAGGTTTTACTACGGCAAGTAGGCCAAAAGCGGAGGGCATGATTTGTGATGCCTCTACAACGCCATTCTTTGGAAAAGCCATTTTAAGAATCCTTAAATTTAAAAGTCTATTTGATTTTGTATCGGGGGACCTGTTTCCAGGCCCCCCTCAACAATTCTGCTATTTCTACTAAGGCTTAAAGCTCGATAGTAGCGGCAGCAGTGTTGCCGGTGGTGTCGCGTAGTGCAGCAGCTGAACCGTTGATCGAGATGGTCGAGGTGATAGCGAGTGACTCGATACCAACCTTTGCCAAACCTTCGAAGGTTTCAACGAACATCTTGTAATCGTTTGTGCCGACAAGAGTCGAGTCACGAATGATTCCAAGGTCCAGAGTTCCACCGTCTAGGAACAAGAATGTTCCTTCAGCGAATAGGAACCAGCGGAAGGTGTCCGGGAACTCGTTTAGAGCTGCAGCGTCCTGGAACATGTTGAACGAGCCAGCAAGTGACGACGAGGTGTTGTCAAGTACTGGAACGATGTCTACGTTCGAGTTAGCTAGGTAGCCGTTGATTTCAGACTCAGACACACCGAGGGTACCATCACCAGGCATGTTCAGGGTCAAGTCCGAAGCCATTGCCTCGTAGATCCAGAAAGGAACTACAGCCTTAAGGCGAGCCTTAGGGTCTAGACGGTGGCGGCTACGGTAAGCAACAGCTGCACGACGTACCTGTACTAGGAAGTCGCGACCAAAACCAATTAGGTTGGTTGTGGTAACAGCGGTCGATGCCGAAGCAATCTTCGATACTAGGTTCTCTTCAGCCTCACGAGCGTGCTGAACTAGAGCTAGCTCGTTGTGACGAGCAATTAGTTCTGGGTAAGCACGGGTCATTAGGTTACCGAACTGTAGCTGTAGGGTTACAGCGTCAGTCTGGGCTGTGGTTTCTGAAGCAGCAGCAATGGTCTTCGAGAGCTTAGCCGCAGGGCTAGGTGTCTCAGCAGAGTCATTTGCAGATGTCCAGATGCCAACAGCGTCTGAATAGGTGGTGGTGTTCGACGTTACGTTAGCAAACGTAGGTGGAACGATGTAACGGATACCGCCGCGGTCAGCCTGGAAACGAGGCAGTGCGTCACGAAGTGGACGTACTGATGTCGAACCAATGCTGAAGATGTCATACTTAACTTCGAATGGAGCTGAGTGACCACCCGAAGCAACAAGTGCCTCTGGGCCGGAAACGGCTGCAATCTTCTGTGCGTTTGACTCTGCGTCGGATGTGAGGATACGATCCTCTGGGAACTGAGTGGTGACAGATGCAACAATGTGCTGCTCTCCATCTCCACCGTTAACACGACGGAGCGAGTGGATACGCTTCTCCATAGCCGAAGCTACGTCGTACATGCTGTCAATTGTGCTGCCAGCGGTGTAACCAGGAATGTCGGCACCTGCAGTAATTGCTACTGGGGCTGCCTCCGAAACCTGAACTACAGGCTGACGGTCAGCTGGGGCCTCGAAAGGCTGTTCTGCTGCGGCGGTCACGGGTGCCTGCTCTTCCTGAGCTTCTAGCTCAATAGATGTTTCTTGATTAGTTGTTTCGTCGGTCGAAAGTTCGGATCCTTCTACCTGAGTGGTTGATGCTTCGGCGGCAGGCTCAGATTCAACAGCAAGTTCTACTGCTTCCTCTACTACTACTGCTTCCTCGGCTGGAGCGGAGTCTTCAGATTCCGAGCTAAATTCGCTCTCGGACTTCTTCTTCTCTTCTTTGGCGTCTTCAGCTTCATCAGCTGGTGATTCCTCTTCTTCAACAGGAGCTTCCATATCCATTGGAGCTTCTTCAGATTCAGGGGCTTCCATCATAGGAGCCTCTTCTTCTTCCATTGCAGTTTCGGTTTCTTCGACGACAGGGGCCTCTTCCATAGGAGCTTCCTCTACAGGAGTCTCCTCTTCCATAGGCTCATCCATAGCCATTTCCTCTCCAGATGTCTCTTCAGTTACACCCTTAACACGTGCGGTGGCTTCTGCAGCCTGGGCGGCAAGCTGTTCAGCTTGTGCCTCTCGGCGAGCTAGCTCACCACGCACGATGTCTAGGGAGTCAGCAAGTGACGTCATAGCATCAACTGTCTCAGGAGTAGGCTCTTCGCCCTCAACCTTTTCGAACTCGCCAACAATTCCATTCTGTAGCTCAGCGACTTGTTCGTCGCTTAGCTCAGCAATGGTGTCTAGCTGAGTTTTAATTTGGTCGTACACTGTACCTCCTAGGCCAGTATTTGGTTTGATGAATGTTTTACCATTCATGGTGAACAATCAAGGCCGAGGGACTACACAAACATAAGTTGCAAGGCACTCTACCTATTAGTAATTTTACCTTACTTTTTAGGTAAGGAGTCGGAGGAGCTTACTCATTTGGGACTGTACTTCTCCCTGAGAGTAAACATCGGCTCCGGACATGTAGGACTTTAGATCTTTAGTTGCAATATCTGCGTCCTCTTTACCAATCTTCGACTCGACTCGAGTAATCATCTGATCGATGAGGTCCTTGAGCCCAGAAGGTAGATCGCTAAATCTTAGTTTTTCGGCTTCTGCACCGAAAGGTAGTGGAAGGTTAGAAATGACTCGACCAAGCTCGCGAGCTGAGTTCTGTACATTTTCTAGAGCCTGTGGGTTAAGAGCATTGGTGTCTAGGCGGTCGATAATTCCTAGAAGCTCGGAGCTAGCTTTCTGAGAAGCTTCGTAGTTTCCGGCGAACTCTAGGTTTTCGGCATCCTGAACCTTTAGGAGAGCCTTCTGTAGACCAGCAACACCGAGGTCCTGACGTAGACGAGCTAGAACCTTGCGGTACTTACCTTTAGCATCACGCGGCTGAGTCTTAGGGGTGTACTTGCTGCGACCTTCTTCATCGTAGTTAGGTACATCTGTGGTCTTACCTGCAGCAATGTCCTCTGCACGTTGGACCTCTTCAGCGGTCTGCTTGTCTGCCTCAGATTTAGCTTTAGCTAGTAGCTCAATGTCTGCGTCGGTAGGAAGAGCTTCTTCTTCTTCATCAGCAAACTCACTTCTAAGCGATGCAACAACTGCACGCATACGCTCTAGGTTGCTGTTTGCCATAGACATAGTGTGCGAGCTCTTCCACTGGTCTGGAATCAGATCAGCAGCCTTAAGCTGGCGAGCACGCTTCATGATGTGGCGGCGAACTTCGGCACGCTCAGATTCTTTTGCACGACCGAATGCCTTAACAGCATTCTTTAGGTCTTCGGTGTTACGGATTGGGTAGGCACCATCTGACATAGCGTAGCCCTTTTCAGCAAGGGTTCCACGCTCTTCGTTGCTGATCTTGGCTAGTTCTGCAACAGCAGAAGCAACTAGAGCACGCTCACGCATGTCATCAACCTGAGCAGAGGCGGTAACAGTCTTAGCGTTCTTCCATTCCTCTGGAACTAGCTTCCACTTGCCAAGTGCCCTGGCTCGCTTCATAATGTGCTTCTTTGCAGCAGCAATATCTTTTGCACGACCATGAGCCTGAATAGCGTTCTTGAGGTCTTCTACGTTTTTGATAGGGAACGAGCCGTCCTTCATAGCCTCGCCAGACTTGGCAAGGTCTTCACGCTTTGCACGAGGAATGTAACCAAACTGAGTCTCAAAACGTTCCATCAGGTCAGCCGAGCTAGCACTTAGTTCGCCTAGCTTTGCTGCACGCTCTACAAGCGAAACAACGTGCTGGCTCCTCATCATAGCGAAGTAGTTAGCACCTGCAGCAACAAGAGCAAATACCTTACCCGATGCAACTAGGGCACGAGCAACAGGGAAGCCAGGAACGTTTACCTGACATACAGCAACAAGTTCCAGAGAGCCGTTGATTGGACGCCAGTCACCAGAAGGAGCCGAAGCACGTAGCTTGCGGATATCCATCTCAGAGGCATCAGGCCTCACTGAACCAGAGACCCAGATGCCGTACTGATCTTCACCAGCGTGAACATCCGCAATAGCCGAAGCTGTGTCATCGTAGTGCTTAGCTGCCTGTGCTGCGTCTGCGTGTAGAGAAGCATGACCGCCAGCAAGAGTTAGCTGACCAACTGGATAGTCTTTACCTGAATCGGTGCGGCAAACACCAGTGTGGAAGTACTGGTACTTGCTACGTGAGCGAGGCGGGCGAGTCGAGCGAGGCATACCAATGTGGTTTACGTGCCATGCAGCAATGTGTCCATAGATACGGCCATCTGGCTCAACCGTAATAGGGGTTGGCTTCGTTAGCTTAGGGTCGTGGAACCAGTGCTCCGGTGGGGTCACAGGAATGGCAGAGTCTAGAAAGCCAGAAGCAGTTAATGCTTCGGCGGGTGCGAAAGTTTCGACAGACTCTTCGTAAATTCCATCTGCAGGAATCACTCGATCCTCCTGGATACCAGTGTCTCCATCATCGGTAATAATGATTGAACACTCTTGAAATGCGGGCTTAGCTACAATTGTAGCAGCCATTACACGTGCGTGATTTATGGTAAGTTTTTGCTTGCTAACTTCTTCGCTATCTTCAGCGTTTTCCGAGTCAACTTCTTTAGCCTCGAATTGGTCTAGGTCTGCAGATACGCCACGGATAAACCCATTACGGACTAGACGCTCAGCTTCACGGCCATACGGTCCGGTGTCGAAAACGCCATAAGCATTGCCAATTCCGCTAGGGATACGCTCCATGTGGTCAATGCGACCAACTACAACAGAGCCCATGTGGCCTTCGCCAGTCTTGATCTGCCACAGAAGCGGAAGAGGTAGGTCACGTACATCGATTGACTCTGATTTAAACTTACGTCCATCTCCAGACTCGAGGTCCTCTGGAATAAGAAGAGGGATAGTGAACTTAGCACCAGACGCGATAGGAAGTGCCGCGGCTGTTAGTCCCATACGTTCCTTGATCGATGCAACTTCAGCAGCGTAGTATGACTTTTCAATCATTGCATCTTCAAAACGGTCATTGAACGTAGTAAGACTTCTACTGTCATCCTTACCAGGGTTGAAACGGCTACCAGTGTAAACACCAGTTGCTTCCTTGTGGCGAAGCTGGCAGTAGCCCTTCGCACGAGGACCCATGTATTTTGAAAGTTGACGAACGCAACGAGTCCAGTCGCCAGGGGTCCCCCAGCGAATCTTGGCAGCACCTTTACCGCGGGTCCAGTATTGGCGTAGCTCTTCAGCGTTGCCCCTGTTGCGGTCTAGGCCACCAGCAGCAACCATCGCCTGAGCAGAGCCAGACCAGAAGTTGATTAGGTGTTCGTAGATTGAAGCTGCAGCCTGAGTCTCAGCGGTTGGCTTCTCTTTGCTAGGGGTGCTAGCAACGTTCTCAATCTTGTCAACCTGCTTGAGGATGTCGTTAAGAAGTTCCTGAGTGTCTAGTACCACAACAGGAGGAGGCGTTGCTGACTTTAGATCCTTAAGTGTTTGCTCGTCTGCAACCCACTTGCCATCCTTACGGATGTACATAAGTGGCTCCGTGGTGGTGGCTGTGGCAGGAACTAGAGCAACTAGGTCCATAACGGCCTGAGGATCATCAGGAGATACGATAGCAATGTACTTAGGAGTTACGTCACTTGTTTTCGGGGTGAGAGGTTCTTCGGTGGCTGGTGCAGGGGCAGCAGCGGTAACAGCTTTGCTAGAAGCCGCACGAGCAGAGACCACAGACGCGGCCCATTCGACGAACATTTCGTCAATCTCTGGCTTTGTAAGAGGTGCAGGTGATTCGGATAGCTCTGCTTTAGGTTCGTTAGTCTTCTTGCGAGGTTCGCCTAGAATGCCTTCGGTGCTGACAGGCTCTACCTTCTTTTTAGGTACAGGCTGCTCCATTGCAGGGGCCATAGGGGCAGGCTCTTCGCCTGGCTTGAAAGCTTTGGTTAGCTTTGAGTCAACGGTGATGTCTCGACCATCGTCAAGTTTTACGTCAACTTTGCCGCTCTTGTTGTCGACCTTGGTAATAGTTCCAATGCCACGCTTAGTATCGCCACCAACTACAACTCTGTTACCGGCCTTAGCAAACTTTCCTCCAGCATCGCGTGGCTGCTTGTCAGCCTTTTCGCCACGCTCTTCAGGGGTGTAGTTGCCATCCTTGCTCGGGTCCACTGCAGCAACACCAGCGGCCATAATGGCACGGTCTAGAATCTCGTAGTCTAGGTCAGCCATGGCATTAGACATCATCATGGACTCTTCGTAATCGATCTCGTTGATCTGAACGCTCTTGAACGGGGCTTCTTGCATCATGGCAGAGATAATTACTGCAGAGTCAGGGTCGATCATTACGTGGGTTTTTTCAACCTGATCATATGGGTCGTCAAGCGAGGAGTCGTAGGTGTAGATGTCGCCATCAACATGGCTGAGGTCGTCCCAGGAGCAGTCGTCCCAGACATAAACATGTCCGTCAATCTCGATCTTGTAAAGCCTATCGATTCCAGAGCCGTCTAGGCGAACGCGTGCTAGGAACTCTGGACCGTAGTTGGTATCTAATTCGTGGGCTGCTTTGAAAGCATTAGTGTCCGAGTATGCGTCATCATAAGACTCAAACTCAACAAATCCACCAGCGGTCATGGACTTTTTGTTTTCTCTTTCAACAATGTCAGAGGCCCAACGCCACGCGGCATCGCCACCCCAGAGTGCCCACGCGATACGACCGTTGCTTGGGAAGTTGTCTTGGCCAGGCTTCCAGCCCTTACCCTTCTTGTCAACTTCGTGACGAGGGAAATACTTGGCAATGTGGCGTACCTTCTCGATACCGATCTGTCCACCCTTAGCGAGAGTGCGAGCAGTGTTCATGCCGACAGGAGTTCCGCCACGCTTCTCTTCTTTACGCCACTCCAGGGCCTTTTTGGCCTCGCTCTTAACTCCGTCTGGAATAGTGTACATACGACCAGCTGATGCAATTATAGGGTTAGCAGTGTCGTAGAGAGCGGCAGAGGCCAGATCGTGAGCTGCATCAGATACAAACTCTTCTAATGCCCATCCACTTTTTTGAATGTTAGAAAGTGCACCGAACTCAGTAACCATGTTGAGGTCAGTGTCCACGATAACGCTGTGGTTGCCTACGGCAAACAGAGACAGTTTACCGATACTTCCTAAATATTCAGCCATACTACTTACTTTGTTAGTGGATTATTTACGAAAAGTGTGTTGCTCTTCAGGTAGTTCTCGTCTAGAGTTCCGTCAGAAAACTTTTTTAACGTGATGATTTTTCCATCAAAGTCAAAATCAGCATCGTTTTCCCAGTCGATTTTGTATCTAGAGTCACGATTAGTGAGATCGCGAACTCTCCAAGTGTCTTCTTCACCTAGAGCAACCCAGCGGCGGGCTTCGGGATCATACTCAGAATCTCCGAATGCTCCTGATGACAGAATTGTTTCGACACTGTTGGTCGTAGGGTCGACATAGATAAAGATGTCGTAAATATTAGTACGAGTAGATTCTTGATTTGCCATGATTTCCTTATATAATTCTATCGTACAATTTGATTTCCGTTTTCATCAAAGTTACTAGCGTAGTCAAGATCAAGGTCTTTTAGGCTAGGAACTTCTCCAAAAAACTTTACAGGTTCTTCTAGGCGATCAAACAGAGTTGTTACTGCCCAGAAGAAGGTGTACATGTTGTCTAGAGTGGCCGGAAGATATGGACCTTCGGGGGTAACCTTGATCATCCCTTCGCTCTCAGAATAAGACTCCAGAAAAGAGGTGACCAAATTTATAATACTTGGATCTCCTGTTAAACGAGATGTCTCGGGTGCATCTGGATTCCAGTAAATGCTGTCAGAATCTCCGACCTTAACTCTCACTGGTTCGGTGAAACGCTTTAGTTCATCTGCCATGTTATTTACCCTTCTTTCCAGACGTGCCCAGGTTGGTGTCTAGACCTTCAGTAGCGGACCAGTCGTTCATCATAAGAATCATTCCCATTCCGTAGTGTTTAACATTTCGGTCTAGACCGTCTTCTTTCTTACGGCCATAGAAGTCGCGAACATCTAGTTCTTCCTTCATAGAGCTATCAGCATACCACTTATCGCTCTTAGGGTCGTAGAAAGGATCAAACACCCAGTCGTACTGCGGGACCAGTAATGGGTTGCCGTCAGGTCCGATTACAGGTTTTTTAGTCTTTCGGCTAATCTTTGGAACCATTCGCTTGACAATTGCAAACTGACCATCAGGACGCGAGACTGAGCCTGCATCTAGGAATAGGTCTTCCATGATGGTGGAGTTCACTTCGTTTCCATCGAAGTTAGGGTTTAGGATTAGGTCACCACGCTCGTAACGACGAGTAGTGTATGGAGACTGTAGGTCAGCAATAGCAAAACCGGTCTCGCCCTTACCCCAGGTCATGATTGGGCGTAGGTTGCCATCTTCACCCATTGCACGACGGTGTAGCCAGGTGTGTGCAAGAGTATTGCTGTTAGGGTCCACCTTGTCTAAGAAGTGCTGAAGCTCGTGCAGTGCAGTACTGTCGTTAGCCTGAGTTCCCTTAGCAGTTGATAGAGTAATTTCCAGATTTCCGTTTGGTTTCGGAGTGAAGTGTCCACGCTTTACACCAGAAATAACCTCTAGTTTAGCGTTATTGTCTTTAAGGTACTTAGCGAGCTGACGGATCTTGTTAGCAGGCATGTGTTCGAAAGCTGCTCGAAGGGCACGTGCTGACTTAAAGGAGCTAAATGCGTCCAGAGGTTGGTTATCCTGAACAGATATGATGTTACCCTCAAACTCATCTAGCGATACGTTATTAAATGATACGCCTAGATCCTTTAGAGTTTTCAAGGTAGCATCTTTAGTTGCGGTTTTTAGATCTTTAGTGAACTTGGATTTATTGTCTCTAGCCTTGTTAGTATCGGCCTGTTTTTCAGCACGAGCCTTCCATAGACGGGCAGACTTGGTTTTCAGGTCAGGGGTAGTTAGCGTCTTATAAGCAGCTAATCCGCTCCATAGGTCGGACTCTCCGTCGGAACCTAATCCACGAATTTCGTAGCTATAGTCTTCAAGTCCAGCAGCCTTCAGCCTAGCAGCTAGATCCTTAAATTTGATCTCGCCCTGAGCATCAGCTAAGCCTTCGGCCTTCATTTTTTCAATAAGGTCAGACACATCTTTGTCGCCTTTAATGCCAGCTTTCGTTGCTTCGACAAACTCGTCCAAGTCTTGCTTGGCCTTGGAATTAGCCTTAATCTTCTTATCGTATTCTTCGGCTATATTTTTATCTAGATCTTCATACTTTGTTCCAGGTTTGATGTTATAGCCCATAGCATTTAGTTCTTCGATAATTCTAGGTTCAGTCATGTCCCAGGCTTGCTTGCCAATTTCTAGTTGCTTATCTAGAACCTCTTCAGCTTCCTTGGTAGGCTTGACGGCCTTCTTGTTGTTAGATCCTTTAATAGAGGTGTTGGTATCAGGGTTCTTAGTTGCAGGATGGGCCGCTATCTTCTTTTTAGTAGACGTACCATCTGCACTCGGGGCCAGACCTAGGTCGGCTGCTGCCTTAGCAATTGCCTTATTAGATGTAGTCTTAGGTTGAGAAGCCACCGACTGTCTAGGCTTAGGTACAGATATCTGCTCGTTGTCATCAAAGAATAGGTCTTCTTGGTTATCCTGAGGGTCAAACTGTACCTTGTAAACCTTAACGCCATCTTTTTTACCAGACTTAATCTTAGCTACACGACCATAAGCATCTCCGTTTTCGTCATAAATGACGTCTCCAGACTTAATGTCGTTGATAGGCTTTTGCTCTCCATCTTCAATCGAAGAAGCGTATCTCTCATTTGCAAAGTCGGCTATATCTACTACGGTTTCTTTGTTGTAGTATTCTCCAGTGTTAGTGTCATACGTTAGACCGGCTTGTTCAGCACGCTTAATCTTTAGATCGTTGTTTCGAACCCAAGGAGAGTAGTTGGTAACAGGGGTGGCATCGTCAACAACCGACATGTTCTTAGCGTTAAGCTTTGTAACCTCTCCGCTCTTGAATTTAACAAATACAAAGTCTCGGTAGGCGTAGCGGCCACCGTCTGGGTTGTCCACAGTCAGAGTCTCTACTACTTCACCGACAACTTCTCCGTCAATGTTGTTCTTCCAGCGGACCTTCTGTTTAGGTTTAATTTGAACACCATTTTTAGATACGTGCGGAACCTTTACTGCACCAGTCGGAACTGGGTCAGAGCTGTTAACACCGTCAAAAATGTCCTCTAGCATTGCTTCCAATTTGTTTGGAGAGATGTCAGGGAACTTGGACTTAACCGAGCTTCTAATGTAGTCTTTCGCAACACCCTGAGCAGCTGGTGTATTAGGAATATCGTTTAAGTATCTACGGACTGCAGCAATAGCTCCGTCACGCTCTCCCATGTCCACGGCGTCAAATATAGACGCGATACCCTTACGCTGGATTGTGTGCCAGTTCTGGTCGCTATTGTTTAGTCGCGAATCGCGACCGTTTAGGGCAATAGCAGCGTGCTCCCTTGGACTACGTAACTTAACGTTGGTGTCCGAGGCTGACGGATCCTGAAGGAATCCAGTCAAGCCACCAATACCTTTTCGAGCAGTAGTCTGACGGAATCCGGTACGCATGGCATTAACCGCACCGCGGATGCCACCATACGTATCTGGGTTCAGGTTGCTTGGCAGTGATTCAGGATCGCGTAGGAAGTATGTGTTTAGACGACGGTCTAGGGTACTAAAAATACGACTCAAAGAGTGGGTAGGGGAGAAGTCATAGTACTCGTCTTGACTACCATCTTCCATGTCAGTAATAATGTAGCTGATTGTACCGCTAGATGCCTTGTTGCCTGTCCAGCGTACTTCTAGTTCCACGTCCTGGCCATTAGCTGGTCCGGCAGTTTCCGTGTGGACTTTCTTGTAAAGTGTTACTGATCCGTCAGGGTTTACACGTCCGCCAGCCTCTTTAACTAGCTTACTAACGGTAGTCTCTACAGAGCCATCACCCTTCTGTCTAAGAAGTCTCTCTAGGCTTCCAGGTTTCTCAAAGATGTCAATCTCTTTGCGATCATCAGCAGGGTTGCCAAACTCGGTATATAGGGCAGAGGCAACTTCAGCAGTTGTTTTTGTAGCCTTCTTCGCCTTAGGGTCCTCAGGCTTAGCAGTCTTTGGATTAGGTCGATTTAGCTTAGACGAACCAGCGTTGTCCAGAGCCACAAAGAGGCTAACAAAGTTAACATCGCCGTTCTCGATGGCATCTGCAAAATCGTCGCTTTTACTGATCATATCTGTAATATCAGCAGGGTCAGCACCGTTGTCAATGGCCTTGGCAATTTGACCATCTTTGTCAAACGCAGATACCTTATCTTTTAGAACATCTCGGTTTGCCTTAGAAGCCTGTTCTTGGAGTCCAGGGAAGTTGTTCTCTAGTTGATCCCAGTCGTTGAACTTGAAGCTTCCTAGTTTTCCTTCGTTAGTCCTAGGACGAGCAGTAATAGTGCCATCTCGGTTTTCACGAATGTTCCATGTAGTTCCATTGATACGAGCAGTGTAGGTGCCATTCTGTCCGATAGCCCAGCCGTCAACAATCTTCTTGCCGCCACCATTAGGGGTGGTAGAGCGGCTAACAGGTACAGTGGTTGTCACGTATGGGTTGTTCTTGACAAGATCTTCCAAAACTGAAGAGGTTTCTTCATCCTCGTAGAACTTGAACCCGCCAGCAAACGACTGACCCTGGCCAGACTTTAGAGCAGATTTAGTAGGGTTATTACGCCTTGCAGTAATAGCTGCCTGAGCCTCGGCCTCGCTCCTAACCAGATCCATGCCGAATTCTGATTCTCTCTCTAGATCTTTGTTTGCTTTACGCATACCGTCTTCGCCAGAGTATTCTAGACCGTAGGCTAGAGGGCCATAGAAAATTCGCTTACGTGCACGAGTTACAGCTGTATAAGCTAGGTTTAGCTCCTCCGCGTTGGGGATAAGTATCTTACCATTTTCATCCAGCTCCGGAATCGCGAAGTCAGGTGCAATTATAATGTTATCTTGTTCTAGACCCTTATAACGATGGACAGTAGAGACCATAACATCAGGAATAACCGCATCCTTGGTGTTATCCATAAATAGAGAAGCAAGGCTGTTTAGGTATTCGCCACGCTCCCTGTCGTCAGGGACAACAATCTTGTTTAGCCAGTCGTTTCCAACCTTTACGGTACGCCACTGAGGTGTAGTTCCGTCTGGTAGTTTGATTTCAGGTTCGATAGCCGCGGTGCTGCCTTTGGCTTTTTGACCAATAACCGCCTGTCGGAAGTTTCTATCTTCTCTACCAGGGATCTTAGCAAAAACATCTCCAGATAGGATTATGCTGTCGCCTTCGATAGCCCACTTGACGCCATTAAAGTCGCCAGCCTGTCCATCGGTAGCATCAAGATTTGTAATCTTGTTAACATCGATTTGGTCTCGCTTAACGGTTACCTTTGCAGCCAAATCCTTAAGACGCTTAATTTTAGCTTCAGGATCTTCCTGAATGAGTCTCCACCAGAAACCAGGACGAGACTTAGGATCAATCTCGGCAGCTTGAATTAGATCTTTAAGAGAGTTCATACCAGCGAAGTCACTGCTAAAGCCTGAAGGCTTCTTTGGACGCGAGTTCCAGTCTTGGCCTAGCCACTCCAAGTGTGCGGTGGCCTGAGTAAGGTCATCATACATTTTGTCGGTAACACCAACGGTGTAGCCCAGCTGATCTAACTTCTCAATTTGATTAAATACTTCAGCGTTAGTTCTAGTTTGAATAGCAGTATTGCCCTTGAAATCTGGGATAGCCTCTAGGTCTTCGCTGTCAAGGATTTCTCCTCCGGCGATCTCGCTCTTTAGGCGGTAATCCTCAGCTAGTAGGTTTAGGAACCCGTTAGCCGCTGGAAGTAGGTCTTCACCAAAGCGTCGAGTAGTAGTGAGAGTTAGGCTTGCACCAGCTCGTTTCTCTGCAAAGGTAGTTAGGGCATCACGGCTACCACGGAACTTGTAGATAGACTGAGCACGGTCACCAACCATTGCGATAAGCGGAGCAGTGCCTCGATCTATGTTGTCCTTAATAACTTTTTCAAATACAGCGTTAGTGTCCTGAGCCTCGTCTAGAAGCAGGTGGGTAATTGGCTTGCCATCGCCAGCCTTTAACTTCGATAGATCAGGATCGGTCAGTGCCCACATCTTGAAGGCGTGAGTAGGATTAATTGCTGTAACACCCTTAGCAAACTTCTTACCAGGGGTTCCATCTTTCTTTGTGAAAGACACTCGCTCATCCCAAATTGGTATGTGATTTAGATCTTCCCAGTAAGCATTGGCATAGCTAAGAAGCTTCTTCATCTGCTCGTCTGGAATATCTACATCTTCAGACTCAACTGCTTTTTCAGTCTTTGTAGCTTTTTTAGCTTTAGTCTTAACGTTAAAATGCTGAGGGCCAATTTTTTGATCAGTACTACGGCAGAAAAGCTCTACAGCATTACTAACTAGACCCGCAACCTTGCTAATGTCGTAGTTCTCTCCACCAATGTTCATTTCATCCATTAGGAAGTGATTGCCTAGGTCTTTTGCACCAGAAATGTGCCAAGACTCCCTAGACATGTAACGAGTAACATGCGGGTCATTTGCCGAGCCACGCATTGTTCCGGTCTTGCCTGCAGCCATATTTACGATGTGCGGACGGCCAAAATATGCATCAATAGTGTTTGAAATTGTGTTCGATGGAACTAACTTTGCAGCCTCGTCAGCGTTAGTGCGGTTAAGCTGTAGTAGAGCAATGCGAGCATTAGGGTCAAGCTCCATAAGAGCTTTACAAAGACCGATATAGGTTGTAGTCTTACCTGCACCTGCACCTGCACGAACGGCTGTCTTCTTTTTAGCAACGATGATAGAGTTTAGAATTCGAGTCTGCTCTACGCTAGGTAAGAAGCCAAAGAACTTTTCATAGGACTCGGCCGGTGCTAGAGCATCAAGCTCTTCAGGAGTGATAGGTTCCTGCTTAACAGGGCCTTTTGCAGTCGCTGGAGAAGTAGTTTCTGTTTCAGGCTTCTTCTTAGATTTAGAAGTCTTAGGTGCAGTAGCTGGCTGCTCTTCATCTTCTTCGAAGTTGAAGCCGCCTCGGCCTACAGGAGTAGGGGAACTCTTCTTAATAATCTCGTCAGCACTAACTGGCTTGCCGTCCATTGCGTCCTGGATAGCTTTTTCAACTAGAGCATCGTTTTTAGCTTCAGCTTCAATGTTGTCATTGATTAGCTTGTCAGCTTCCTTAAAGATGCCCTTACCGTCTGTAACAGGTAGTAGGTCTTCTCGTGCCCAGGCACCGTTGTCGTTTCCACTATATGCAATAGCTTCGTACGTGCCGTCGTCACCCTTGACAACCTCTAGAAGAGTCTGACCACCTTCGTAGTCCTTCTCCCAGCGTTGCTGGCCATTCTGCTTGTCAAAGTCGTCAGTAGTTTCTTTGAACCCGAAGTTGTTTTCGTCTTCTCCGCCTGGAACAAATGGAACTCCACCTTTGTCTGTTACAAGTTTAGAGAGCTCGTCGATAGCGACCTTTAGGCCGTCTCGGTTTGAGTCCGGCTTGCTTGCCAGGTCGTGAAGCTTCTTCAGGCTTTTGTTGATTTGTTTGGGGGTCTGACCCTGAGCCCCGTCAATAATGTTGGATACGACGCCACGGGTGTAAGGGTCCAAACCATCAAGTGCACTAGGGGCAGGTGGAATCTCAGCCTTGCTTGGCTCTGCAGGAGCACCTGGCTCTGGAGGGGCAGGTAGGAACTTCTCGCCGCCATCTGAAGGAGGCCCTGCTGGAGGGGCAGCCGGGGCTACCTTGTCTGATGGAGGAGGAGTAGGCGGCTGAGCAGCTTTAGCAGCATCCTGCTCGCGTTCAATCCTAAAGATGTCGCTAGTTTCTGCCTTACGGAACTTACCATTCTCGTCTTCGATAGCAGGAATGTTTCCGCGATAAATGTCTACAAGTCCAGAATTTTTATTTTTTCTAGTTGCAATTAGGTCGTCAACACTGCCAACACCCTCTAGGCCTTGGTCAGTGAACTGGTTGTATTTACCTTTATAAACGTAGCCATCAATGATGTGACCCTCGTTTAGGCTGTGCTTTCCAGTGCCCTGGTTGTAAGACATCCAGTAGATTGGCTCGCCCTCTTCCCGAGCTCCGCGAAGCCAACCATCAGTAGCACGGTCGACCTTTGGACTAGGAGGAGTTTCGGCCTTAGGGGTAACACCAGCATCTTCTAGAGCCTTGGCAAGCTGGTCCGGGTCAGACTCTGTACCAGCAGGAAGTTTAGCAACAGGAGACTTTGCACGCTCTTCCTCGATGATGGCCTTCTGACGCTCGTCAGGAGTTTCAGTGGCAAGCTTGCGGTCTTCGTCGGTAATGTCTTCGCGACTGATTGTTTCTAAGTCCTGGATGTCTTTGTCTAGACGCTCGCCAACAGAGTTTCCAAAAATGTCCTTCTTAGCGGCACCTCCCTCAGGAAGTAGGCCCTGACGGATTAGGTCTTCTTCAGGAATAAGACCTTCAAATGTTTCACCGTTACCAGAAGCAAACTTATAGATACCGTCTGGAATGCCTTTGTCAGACTGACCTTCAACTAGAACGCGACCAAAGCCAGGGTTCTCGGTACCACCGACGAACACACCACGAACAGAGACGATCGAGCCATCTTTTAGACGAAGCTTACCAAGAACACCACGGCCCATCTCGGCCCAACGGCCAAGACGGTCACGCCACTGGAAACGCCAGAAGCCTTTGTTGGCACCGTCGTTAAATGCGGCTAGGAGGGCAGTGAGTTTCTCTAACATCGAGGTCCTTCTTATAGGAGCAAATCGGCAATAATCTAGTAAGATTCCTTACTAGTAATTTTACAGTTGTTTTTCGGGTATGATTCGGAGCTATAGACTGTCTAGGTCTTTTAGAGCATACAAAACTACTTCTGTATTGCCCCACTTTTGTTTCTGGGCTGCAGTTCGAATATTCACTTCTAAGCGAGTGATGTAGTTATATAGGTCATCCGACCATTTTTCATTCTGCGAGAAAGCTTCTAGAATTTCGTCAGAGGACGCTCCGCTGTCAATCATGGACGCAATGGTGCCGTCTTCGTCATACGAAGCAACCAACTGTTTAGCATTAGCCTTAAAGTCAGCTGGCTCAACTGGATCCTCTAGGTTGTCAATAGCCTCCATGAGACCAGTAAAGCGAAGAATAGCTTCCTGACCGGCTAGTGTGGTTTCTTCATCTGGGCCAGCCTCGGCTAGTTCTTTGGCTGCCTGGAAGAATAGTTTGCTATTCAGGTAGTTGAGAATCTCTTCTTTAGTGTTCCCGCGGATAACCATGCGAGATAGAAGTCCATCTTCATCGTAAGGATTAGTAAGCACATCATTGCTGACTTTTTGGTCAGAGATGACGTCAAGTAGGGCCTCTCGGGAAAGCATGTATGAACGCTCGGCATCTTCGCGAGCAGAGCTAATCGCACCATCATTGGTGATACTTGCTAGCTCGTTGGAAACAAAACCAGAAGCAACAAGTGCCTTAACTCGTGTAACAGAGTGTAGGTGCTCGGGTGTACCCGGTTCGGCTGTAAATGCACGGTAGAAGATGTTTGCTTCTCTAGGGTCTAGATTGTCAAACTCGTCTATAACTTCACTAGCTTTTTCGGAGTCAAACATCATTGACACCCGCTTGTGAAATTTAGAGGTGAATTCTAGATTCGACATTAAAACTCCTTAGGAAGTAGTTCGGCATCTCGGCTTTCGTGCAGAGATGTAGCAAGGTCTTTGGCTCTCTCAAAAGAGTTTTCTCCGGCCAATTCGGCTCTGGCCCATGCAGCATTTAGTGCTGGCATGATTTCATAGCCAACGCCAGAAAACTCGGCTAGAGAAAGAATCGCTTGCTCTTTACTAGTATACTCTGTTTCTGGCAATAGCACTACAGACAGCTCGGACTCGTAGTCATCCTCGAAAGCAGCAGACGCAACTATTGAAGCTCTGGTAGATCTTGCGTGAGACTTAGGGAGTAGGTCGTTGTCGGTGGTGTACTTAGCGTTGTCAGGCTTGCCAGACTTAACTAGACGTAGGTAAGCGTTAACGCGGCCCATAGCCCAGGAGTTGCGGTTCTGGTCTGGGCGGTGGCTGGTAGAGAAAGCACCCGCACCACGGCGGTAGACTGCCTTGAGCATAGAAAGAGTTACTTTTTTACCATCAGCAGAGACGCTCTCATTGTGGGACTTGACCTTTTCCTTTAGAGATGTCTCGACGGCCTTAGAGAACGTGATCTTGCGGCCAGATGCTGCAGAACCTTTTTTGTTCTTGTCGGAGCCTTTGATGCGGTCTTTCTTTGGAGCAGGCTTTGATCCAGCAGTAGCCACAAATCCAGGCGTCTTGTAGGCCTTGGCTCGGATGGTGTCGCTGCCATCTAGTCGATAGGCAACTGAACGGTGGTGGCCGTCAACAATTTCTGGCTCCCCGTCTTCGTTGATCCAAACTACGATTGGCTTATCAGAGCCCATTACGTCTTCAACGCGACGCATGTTAACGGTACGCTGAGTTGGGATTAGGTCGTCCAAACGTACGTCATATTCATAGTCTTCGTCAGCCTCTTCGGTGTAGTTCTTTAGGCCTTTTGGTAGATCGTAGACAGGCTTGTTGAAGAATTTGTGAACCTGGGCATCAATGTCCTCTCCTACACCGTAGCCGCCAGCTTTGACTGCGTCTTCAGTGATAGGGCCGCCCGCTGCCCACGCGTTACAGGTACGGCTAGCAGCACACTTAAAGTCTAGAGCGGTGCAGTAACCAAGCTCAGCCTGGTCAATTGAGTCCCAGGCACTCTGCTCTCCGGAGCCGCCTTCTGCAAGTCCGGTCTCAATGCAGTCTAGGGTCTTCGGGCGACGGTCAAAGAAGACGCAGTTGCCGCAGATGCTCTTCTTGGCCTCTACTGGGTCGATGTTCCAGCGATCTGCCTTTTCTCCCCAGAACTCGTCGTTAGGTTCCTCTGGGTTTAGCGGGCCATAGCCGACATTGTCAATAGCTTTCTGTCGGTTATTGATGTTTAGAACGATGTCCTGAGTTGCAGGAGGGCACTCGTCTCCGTAATCTGCATCAGCGGTGAGTGCAGGAGGAGTAACCGAGCCATCTGGTAGAACTGCGAAACGGCAGAGTCCGCCCTCTTCTACTTCAGAGTCAATAATCGAGCAGCCGTTAGGTGAATTGAAAAATACGCAGTTGCCGCACTTGACGCCAATCTTAGCGTTCTCTGCATTCTTTTCAGCAGAGTCATAGCCAGCCCAGACGCCGGTATTGTCGGCGTTGAACTTTCCGTGCTTGGCAACAATCTCCAGTAGGGCATCGGCTAGGTCTTGTTCCTCAGGAACTAGGTGGCCCGCTGCTTTGACGGCCTTTCGTACGTTTTTAGGGTCGTAGACCTCTGCAGGGGCACCAAATCCGCCTGATGAGCGGAGTACTGTTTGAGCGTAACTAGACGCCGTTATTGGTTTCTTTTTAGGGGCAGAGTCGTCCTTAACTAGGACCTTAGGTTTAGGCTCTTCTTTAGGTTTCTTAGAGAGCTGCTCAAGAGGGATCCATTTGCCGTCCCTGTATACACGCATACCACCGACGTCGCTCATGCGATCGCCGAGAGTTGATTTTTGTGGTTTTTCTTCTGCCATTATCTTATTGTACCTTACTCGTCAGATTCGGTATTAATAATCTCTTCCCAGTAACCGCGTGCGAGAATCGAGTCCAGGTACATAACTTGAAACTCTTCGCCTTTGAAGTCTTTGATGTGAGCAAGAGGCATTTTATCCTTATCGAGTCCGTCAAAAATAATGACGGATCCGCTGGATTTTTTGAAAATTGGTTTTCCAATTTCGTACATTTTTATTCCTTCGATACCTGAGCTAATTTAAGAATTTCAAGTGGGATACTTAGACCTAGCTCTCCTAGCTTAGCTTTCACAAGTTGTAATATCTCGTCAGAGTCCTCGCCTACATAAATGATTCTCTCGATGTCGGAGAGACTAACTCCGCCGTGGATCTGGGCTTCTACATAGTACCCTGCTACCGACTCGGGAGTGTAGTTTAGGGCAGTATATGGGTCTGCCACAAAGCCGGCTAGTTTCATAGCTTTTCGGTCAACATTTGGAGATACCACCTGAGCAATTTGACTACCGCCCATTGAGTCTCCAGCTGTAAATGTAGTTCTTTCTTTAACTGAAGATTTCATAATTACTTTAAAGGATCCGTATCCTTTAGTGAAAGAGCTAGCCACGTGCAAGATGTTCTTCTTAGATCTAGGATCTTTAGGAAGTTTTGAGTCTTCAAATGTAGTTAGGTGTCCAAAAATAGGTCTTTTTTCATTTGAGGCGTCTATCGGGGTGCCAGAGATATTTAATTCGTTTTTTATTCTTATATCTGGAAAATATGACCCGCCACTAGTCCCGGTTTCAAACTGATTCTTAAGTCGTCCGTCTTCTAATACACTAATCAGGTCTAAACCGTCGATTGCTACGGTAACGTTTGCTTTTGCAACATCCTTAGCATATGCATCTAACTTAGAGTCAAATTCTGAATATTTCTTAAGTTGTTCGTATCTTTCAGTATTTTTATATTTCTCTGGGTAGTTTTTATATACGTAGTCTAGGAAATCACTAACTACAATTTTATTATCTGCATTCACATAGTTGAGCACAGACTGCACGGTTCCTTCCGTGTATAGAGTTCTGTCTCTAGGGCTGGTGTACCCAAGTTCAGCAGCCTTTTTTAGTGCCAGCTCCTCGATTTTTGCTGAATTGGCATATATGAACCTGCTTTTATTCTTTTCTATCCAGTCGAACTTCATCTCTGCCACTTCTGCAGGGTCGAGCGACTCCTGGTCAGTCGGGGGGATTGCAAGAGATCCGAACCTACGGAGGACAGCTCTAGGTTCTTGGTAGGTTATAAAGTTATTCGGTAAGAAGAAGTCCTCATCAACAGTGACAGACTTTCCTTCTTCATTAGTTGTTGTATCTCCAATAGAAAGGACGGCACCGTTTGCAGGATCTAGGAAGTCTTTAATCGAGTCCATCTTGGAATAGCCAATTGCACTGAAGTCAGAGCCCTTAGGGGCTTTTACCTTAGACCCCTGATCTTGCTTGTATGTTTTCTTTATATACTCTTTAAATTCTTTCTTATTTTCTTCGGTGCCGTCGAACACCCAGGTGCGTGTTTTACGATCTGGACTAGTTTCCAATTTAAATGCGTACTTAGGCTTATCTACAGATACGGACATAGCACTTTTACCAGCTTTTCCGCCTGTCCAGGTTAGGTCACCGTTTTTTATCTGCTCTAGCACGGCCTTTTTTAGGTCCTCGTTTGGGTAAATATAGAAAGCCAGGGCATCTGTATCTACGTAGTAATAGTCTGCACCGTTTAGTAGCGGTCGGAGGCTTGAATTGAATGTTTTTGGTGATCCAAATTTTTGAGTAGGTCTAGTTGATCCTGATTTTAATGTTCTTTGTTTAATCTCAAGATCTTTTATATCCATTCCTAGTTCGTCGGACAACCAAGTGGCTAGACCAGTCTCGCCGTTCTTTAGGTATGTAGAACTACTAGGCTCATATTCACCAAATTCAACAAGAATTTTGTTGTATTTCGAGAAGGCTCCGGATTTAGCCTCGGAGTATGATCCGTTTTCATGTTTCCAGTCGCCCTTATTGATTTGATCCTGAATGTCTGTTACTTCAGATACATTTAAATTCAAAAGCTCCATCAACCTAGAAACTATTGGCTTTGATTTTGCCTCTTTTTCCATTCCGGCTCTATAAGCAGCATCCCTTTCATTACGGATAGGGCCTCTACTTTTTGCTAGGTATGGGTTTTCTTCTACCTTAGGGGCTTCAGGGACTACATCTTCAGGGTCTGGCGTTAGAGTGAAGCCGCCGCCTTCTTCGATTTGTTTCTCGACTTTAGGGGTTTTGGAATAGACGCCTTCTACGCGGATAACTCCGTCAGAGTCTTTTTCGACTTTGGTTACCTCTATGTTTGCCGTAAGAGGTAGAAGTACTTCCTTCTCCCTAGAGAACAAGGTTTTGTCATTCTCAAAAGCGGCTCCGGTAGCACCCTCTCCTGTAGTAATTTTAATTACTACAGACTTCGTGTTCTCGGGATCAGTTTTGATTCTAGAGAGCGGAACCGAATACTCATCAGCAATAATCGGGTCAAGTGTTGTAGACGAGAATCGGGTAGGCGTAAGTAGCCGATCTCCAGCCTTAAGCTCGGAGAAATACTCGTACCATTCTGGATCGTTGCTCAGGTCGACCCCTCGATACAGGGTAGTACCGTCGGGAATTGGTTCAGTAGACGTGAGCTTATCTAGATTGTCTACTACCTTATCTAGATCTTCACGCTCTTCCTTAGACTTATCCGGGTGACCGTAAGGAGAATCCATATGAGTCTTCAAATCGTAGAAGCCCCATTTTTGATAAGCCTCGATAGCGTCTTTTTCTTCTTTAGAGCGGCTAGGGGTTGGTAGGTCGGGGATACCGCTAACGTCTGGGTAGTCTTCCTTAATTGCCTCGGTCGGCTTGAGATTTTTAGGGGTATACATAGCACCGAAGAATCTAGGATTAGATGACATACCCCCCATCTCAACCACAACAGGAGTGCTACGCTTTAAATCCTGAGCAGCAATAATCCTATCCGAGTCGGCTTCTAGATTCTTAAGGCTGAAGGTTTTTGCACCCCTATCATAAATCAAAACCACAGGAGAAGTGAATCCTTCTTCACTTATACGCTTTTTAACTGCAGCTCTTGCAGAATCATCATTATTGAACGTCCAGCCGTCTTTTCCGAGTGCATCGAGTACAGACGAAGAGTCTACATATCCAGTAGTTCCTAGACCGCTATCTTCAATACCACCATAAGGAGAAGCTGGAGCAATGCCTGTTTCGGTGTCCAGATTTGGATCTATCTTTTTATATTCTTTTTCAGCAGCACTAGTGAATTTAGAATAAGGGTCGCTAACTTCATTTTTCTTGTTGAGACCCTTTTCAGTAAGAATTTCTTTAAGCTTGTCTATATCTTCGTCAGACCCGCTGTATTGTTTTACAAGGTCAGAGAACTCTGGATCATCGGCTATGTATTTGAAACTGTCTTTTATATTACGTAGATTGATTCTGCCCCAGATGGATGGGCCGTTTTCTGCCGACTTGGGCGGTTCGGTAGACTCTGGTTCTTCCCTGTTCTTCGCAATTTCGGCAAGGGTTTCGGCCAGCTCTGGAGATGATTCAGAGGATTCTTCTCTTGTTTTAGGAATAAGTTCACTCTCTGGAGCGAGCATATCGGCCTCGATAAAGTATCGGGCATGGTCGTCTTGTCCAACAATCTTGCGAACTCCCTTAATTGCCAACTTAGAGTTTCGGTGAAAAATTACTTCTTTTTCTGCAGCAATTCCAATATCTTGAGGAGAGAATAAGCCTTTAACGTCTTCTGGGACATTGATAGCCCAGAAAACAGTATCACCCTTGACGGCACCTCTTTCATAGAGACCTGGACCAAACTCTTTGTAGGCAATAGTAGGTGATGTAGAAGCAGATAAAAATCCTCGATCCTCTAATATCATTCCAGGGGATAGACGGTTAATTACCTCGGTCATATCCGCTTCTCCTACCTCGGGGGCTGACCCACCAGATAAGACCTGACCTCGATACACAACATTTCTAACCGAACCCCCCATCGGAGAGCCCCACGTGTCAATGGCACTATCTAGAGTGTCAATCCATTTTTGAACTTTTTCCTCTGGAACTTCGCTATTTCTTAGTCTCGCTGTACGAAGTAATTCATTAATTTGAGCATAGCCGCCAGCTCGATACTCCGTAATTGCTTCAATCTCGTCCTCGTCTAAATATGATGAGTCAAATTTACGGTAGCTGACATAATCAAAATCAGCGGAGAGGGTGGTATTACCCTTTCCTACTTCATTAGTGCTTTCAGTTTTTATTATTTGATTTAAAACTGGCATGTCACCAGAGGAAGTGTCAATTATGTCGTCGGTTTTACGTTTTCCGTAATCAGGGCTATTGTATTCTTCAGGATTGTCGTGCCATAGAGTGTCGGTATCTTCATCAAAGTGGATTCTGTCATCAACCCTGGTATCGTTAATTGATGCTCTTCCAACAACATGAACAATCTCCCATCCCTCGTCTGTGACCCACTCTGGCTCTAGGCTGGGGAATGCACTTAGAGTTCCTACAGGTTTTACTCTGTAGAAATAGCCCATTCCATCAGGTTCTCCCTTCATTTCCGCAGCCCTAGCGATGTAGAAGGACAATCCCTTTACTCCTTGACCACCGTCAAGTTTGGCAAAAGCACGCTTCTTCTCCCACTCTTCAGGGCTCATTTCCTTTTTAATATCAAACGATAGCCCACCGTGACTAGCTGATGCAGCAAATGACTCGGTTGGGCGGATGATGTCTCCAACCTTAAGTTCACGGTTTGTTGCGTGGTAAAAACCGTACCCATCTTGGGTGCGTTTTCCATCGACTAAATCTTGCATATCGTCTGCAGTTACTGAATCACCTACGTGCTTCTTTAGTATGGCTTTAAGCATTACAGGGTCATTTAGAATGTCAAGACTTCCTGGTGCTTTTGAAGAAAGCTCGTCGGCTAGTTCATTAGTTAGGGTGCCGTTTTTAATTGCCTCTTTAAGTTTTTCTACATCCTCTATTTTTAATCTAGAAATCTTTGAGATAAGCATGTCAACTTTTTCATCGCTAGCTTTAACGTTAGGTTCGTTTCCTAATTTTTTAACTTTAGTTTCTGGCTTCTTCTCTGCAAACTGGTCAAAAAGCGAGGCATGAGCAGCACCAGGGACATAGCCGAACTTATCTGGACCAGCGGAGAAGGTTAGAGGAGCACCCTTGCCCTTATTTTTGAAGGACACGTTTCGCCCCTGAGCACGAAGTATACGAACAGGGACGTACTTAAGTCCCGCCTTTCTAGCGGCAATTAGGCGGTGGTGGCCTTCGGCTAGTGCTCCCCAGTTGTTCTCATCATCAAAGTCGATGACAAGCGGGTCGCGGATGCTTCCACCATTCTTAAGCTCTTCAGTGATTTTCTCGATAGTGGCATCGCTACTAGCACCCCAGGAGTCTTTGCCAGCACGGTCTTGGACTATGTACTTCTCTACCTCGTCGATAGGGAGCATGGCTACGTCCGTTTTAGAGTCTCCGGCACCATACTTAGGATTAAAGAAGCGTTCAGCCATTTCCTTAGGGACTTCGGGGGCCGGCTTAGGTGAGTAATCAGCTTCCAGTAGTTCTTTAGCCCTAGCTGCTGTTAGGTTTTCATCCTTAACAGCCTCGAAGATGGCTTCCTTGTCTTCTGTACTTTCAACGTTATTGTATAGACGAATAAGTTGATTCTTTTGTTTTCCGGTTGCCGGCTCTTCTTTAGATTCTTCAGAAGGAATGTTCTCGGCATCAACGAAGTAGTTGAAACGGCCAGTCTCTTCGCCGTCAGCATCAACCTGCGGAACTCTGCGGATGGCATTAATCTTGAGCTGAGCACCCCTAGGAAGAACTACTTCGTCTTCGCGACCATAGTTAGTGTCTAGAGGTAGGCCTAGGGCTTTAGAGCCCTCAGGAAGTTTGATAGCAAAGAAAACTGTAGGCACCCACTGCTCCTGGGATGCATTTATGGTAACTTCATCGGATAAACCTCTACCTAGGCCATACTCTCTAATAGCAATAGATCTATTCGTGGTAGCTGCTGTATAGCCGGGGTCAGACAATATGTCACCAGGCTTAGCGGACTCCAGGATTTCTACGATTGTCGGAGGATCAGTTTCTTTGAATCTACCCATGTCGATCATCCCTCGGAAGACTGTAGTCTCCGTGTAGACATCGCCATACGTGTCAATTAGTTCGTCAACGTCTGCGATAGATTTGTTCAACTTATCCATTAGATCGTCGGGTTCATCAGACTGGCCGAGGCGTAGGAGGTTGTTCATGTATCTAAAGCCGGCACCTTTGTAGTAACGCACTGACTTGGCTTGCTCTTCAATCAAATCATCAAGGTCAAAGTTTCTAGGAACATCCCCGTCTTTGATTGCTTCTACATCTAGGAAGTCGCCGTCAACTAGATTGTCTAGGAGCTCGGACTCGCCTCTGCCTTCGGTAGGGCCGCCTAAAGAGTCCCATCCGAGGGCTTCGGTTTTAACTTCCGGAGCTTCTACGGCAGGAGTTTCGACTACTGGCTCTGTTGCAGGGGCATCTACAGGAAGCCCGCCATTGCGAAGTTCTTCCAGGGCGGACTTGCGGTTGGTCTCATTCTCTTCGTCGGATAGGCGGGAGTCTTTAGCAAACGCTGACTTAACTGCAGCCAGGGCTGAATCATTGTCACTAAAAACTAGGTCCCACTCGTTGGCAGTGTCTCCGCCAGCGGCTTCAAATGCAGCCTTGCGTTCTTTCCAAAGGGGAGTATTTTCTAGTGCAGATACTACTTCTTGCTCGGAGGCCCCAGAGAAGAGTTTCTCTCGGATCGAGCCCTCAGGGTCGTATGTTTGTAGGTAGTAATCAGCTAGGTCAGTAATACGAGTTTTAACCGGCTCGTGCCCAGGGTTAGTGGTTCGATCATAACCAGACTCAAGTTCAGCAATGATCTCTTCCTGATCTTTGATAGCACCAGGAGCCCAGTCTTTGGCGGTTGGATCGTTTTTTAGTGATTGTTCGTAGGTAAAGATACTATCCTTGGCGGACTTAATTTTGCTCTGGATATAGTCAGCGGCCTTTGTAGCTACTGCTTCTTTGTCGGCAGATACTTTAGCGTTAGCAACGTCATAGATATCTTGAATTTGTTGCCTGTAGTCATTTACGACATCAGCACGACCCTTAGCGGCGAGGTCAAGCATATTGAACGGGGCTTGATTATCTCCCGCTGTGAACTGTTTGGATACGTCTAATGCTGTATCTAAATAGTCTTTTTTCTTCTTTACTGCAGACAGATCTGCCTCGCTGAGGACCGCACCGGGGTCTAGGGTAGGCTCGGGAACAGTAATAAATTTTTGAATTCTTGCTGGTTCTAGCTTCTGTACCATCGGGTCGGCGGCACCGTAGAACTGATCCGTTTCTACCTTGTGTGCGTCAGCGTCCTTAGCAAAATTATTTACTATAAGAGGGACATCAAGCTGAGTCTGAAGATACATCAATTTTTGGAAATCAGACATTCTGTCTGTTCCATAAATGCCTAGGTCATAGGAGTTATCGTCTGATGCCCCGAATAGGTCTATCTGGTGTCTACCATCAGGAAGCTCTGTTAAGAATCTTTCCAAACTTCTAGGTTTACCGTTGCTAGGATCGATGACGTTGTCTAGGTCTATTCCCTTTTCTTTGGCCTTAGATTTCAGTTCATCTAAATTAAATGGAACTGGATTAAATAGAACATACGGGGCAGTCCTATTGTTACGCCACTGAGTCGTCCCGGCGGCCATAGTTTGGACAACTCTAGGGGTGGCACCAGATTGAAGTGTTAGGTCTCTAGTTCTTCCGTGGTATTTTTGGTCAGATAGTACACCTCTTAATACTTCATTTGGAAGAATAGATAGAGGCATCTCGTCAAGCACGTTGTCAGTTTTGTATGTCTCGTAATCCGTGACATGCATCATTCCAATGATTCCAGTAATCTCATTCACACTGATCAGTGCTGAGTATCTACCAGCATATGAGGATCGGTTAGCACTTCTTTCAGTTTGATTTGAGTTGAACGCCCAGGCGAAGTTTCTATCAAAACTCCAGTAACCAGCTAGTGCTGCTTCAGGAGTGTCATATTTAAACACCTGAGAGTTAGCATTTCGATAGATTCGAATCTTTCCATCTGGATTCAGCTTTAGAATCTTCTCTGCATACTTACGGTTAATCTTCTTCTGAAGAGCCATTTTTTCCGGGCTAAAGTAGGTAGACCACGACTGAGCGTGCTCTGCTTCTTTTTTATAGTCACTGGCTAGGCTATTATTAACATCTCCAACTAGGAGTTTGTCGCTGATCGCCAGCTCTTCTGTAACATACTTAAAGTAAGAGTTAAAAGTAGGAAACTGATTAGCAAAGTCAGAATCTTCAGACTTAAGTTCAGAGTAGACAATGTTGTGCTGAGCAACTAAAGTGCCGTATAGGCCTCTTCTAAATACCTCGTTGGCAGAAGAATCGTTCCCCTCTTCTTTGTTGACGGTATTGACCATATCTTTTACTACAGTGGCCTGAAGAATTTCTTTAATATCATTACCATCTACCTCGTCAACAAGAGGAGCGTTGTCATCAAAGTATCGGTCTAGATATCCGCTTGTATCTCCGGCATCAGTAGAGATTCTAGGACCGCCAGGGCCGCCAGGTGCCATAAGTTCTTCAGAACGCCGAATGTCGTCATAGTAGACCTTGTCTACGTAAGAGTCTCCGTCTTTTTCTTGCTTGTCTGAGACAAGACCCTCTAGAGAGAAGCGTTCAATAATGTTCTGACGTCGAGCAATTAGACGGTCTTTAAGAACTTTTCTAGTTTCTGGATCAGAGATACGGCTATCTACCAGTTGCTCGATCTGCTCCGGAGTGATCTTGTGGACTATCTTGGCGGATTCAAATTTCCTGCGTCTAGGCATACTTCTAAATAGTTCTAGAGCAGTGTTCCCGGCAAGGGGGGTTCCAGAGTATTGCGTGAAGGTGTCCAGCTCTGTTACTTCATCACCAAACGCGTCGCCCTTAAGTTCACCACGAGCACGATAAAGAAGAGCACCGCCTGGATCTACTCGGAGCGGCTTTCCATCTTTGTCAAAAACTAGATTGTCATAGGCAGACCCTACAGCGTCCCAGTTAGCTAACCAAGCATCTACAGCAAATCCCCGCTGAGCCTCTTCTACAGAAGCTTTTATTTTAGGATCAGTTTTTGTTTCTCTCTCGTTTACAGTGGATGCGAGGTGGATTATCTTATCTTTTACATCTTTAGACGTGCCCTCTATCCAAGGCGAGTAGATTACATCTTTGCCGTCTAATGTTCCGATTTGTAGGTCGGTAGCGTTGATTCCCGCTAGTTTGTAGATGTCAGACGCAAGGGCTTCGTTCTCGATTCGAGCTTTGTCGCCAAATTTAACATAGAACTGCTGACCAGTAATCGGGTCTTTGTATAGTCCACCCTTGTTAGAGCCGAGCTGGTCAGAGACCTTAGTGAACCCTGTTAGGTCCTTAACAACGGAACCAACCGGAGTCTCTACTTCTTTTGCTGCCTCTTTTACAGCCTTAGGTTTTTTGGTCTTTGCTTCTTTTACCTTTAGGCGAGGGTCGCTCTTATCGTGGCTGCGGTGGACCATAAATGGGATGCCAGAAAGTTCCTGAATGGTGGATAGGAACTTGAGACCGAGATCGAGCTCGTCATTTTTGTTAGGCTCCATCGACGTCGCACTAGACATCGGGAACTCGGTTGAAAGATATAGAGGATCAAAAGCGTACTTTCCACCTTTTTCGGTGAAAGCATTATTTACGAATCGACTGTAGTTAGGTACTCCCCTGCTATCGGGGAAGTCCTGATCAAAAGCACCCTCTCCGAACAGTTCGTCATACTTCTTGGGGATGTCGCCCTTCTGCATATTAAACTGCTTATAGAAGTCTGACCAACTTTCGCCAGCTTCAAACGGCTTAGAGTCTAAGACAGGAAAGTCAAAGCTAGACGCTGGACGGAACTGACGGAACCAGCTGTCGCCACCGCCGCTCATCTGAGTCTTAGTCGGATCCATCAGTGGGTTTAGAGGTGACCAGGCTAGATCGCCTACTCGTTCGTAGCGACCCTCCTGAGACGTGACGTCCATACCAACTACAACGCCATACTCATCTGGAACTCGGCTGTAGCCTAGAAGACCTAGTACCTCATCTGGCTTAACTCTAACGATATAGCGGCCGTCCTGGCCAGACTGCTCTTTGTCGGAGTTGTAGTTCCAGGCCATACGCTGGTCAAGCGAAATGTAGCCGGCCGCGGCTTTGTTTGGGTCATTGTGGTGGTTGATTGAGTTACGGTAGAAAGTGATTAGGCCGTCTGGTTCCATACCAAGAACATCACGAGCATAGATTCGGTTAGTGGCTTTGGTAAGTTCGGGAATCTCGTCTACCGAGTCTGCCCAACGCTGAGACGCGTCGATAGCAATGTTCTTGTCGGCATACGCCCAGAACTCATCAAATGAGTTAAAGTCTTTTACTAGGTCAGGCTGCTCTTTCTTTAAAGCCTCAAATACTCCAGCGTATTGACGCTTAGCCGCGGTTTTGATATCCCCTGCTCCACGAGCAATAGGGAAACGTCCGTCCTCTTTGGCAACAAGTGCGGCCTCGCCTTTGATTTTAGATAAAGCTTCTTCGCCGTCGATTGCCTTTTTTAGAGCTACGGGGGCTTTGACCGATTCGCCAGCCATAGGGGTTCCTGGCGGAAGAATATTCTTAGGGTCGTCAATGACGCCGTCAGCTTTATCTAGTACGCGGTCTAGATCCTTCTGCTTGATCATACCCTCGGCAGCACCTAGAACATCTGTGTGCGGTACCTGGTAGTCGCCGTCTGGAACATTTTTGTTTCCAGCAACTCGAATAGTGGCGATGCCAATTTTTTTATTACCCTTGAACTGGCCGGTAGCTTTGAAAATCCCTACACCTGGAACATTTATCGTACATATGATAAACGCATCCATAGGGATGAACTGTTTAGTTCTAGGGTCGCGTAGCTGTTTACGCCAGAAGCCTTTGTTGGCACCTTCGCCGCCGGGAATGTCTGGTCCAGCATCTGCGGTAAGTGCGGCAAGGGGTTGGGATTTAATTAAGGGAGTCTTGCCTGCACCCAAGATTTTTCTTAGGTATTCTGACATGACTTATCGAATTCCGAGACTAGATTCGATCTGCCACTGCCACTTCTTGTGCATGTCAATGCGGCCTGCTAGGAAATCAGCGATACCCTGTTCGTCGCACTCGTCGGCAGAGTGGAACGCCCCGGTTAGACAATTAATAACGGTGGCATTGATTCGAGCTAGAGAAGTAAGCATCTCCTGAGCATTGCCAGTTACGCGACGCTCGTCAATGCAGCCAAGCTCGATGAAGTCCTGAAGTAGGTAAGGGCTGTCGTAGCCAATCTTACGAATGTTCTCGGCTAGCGGGTCAATTGAACCGTCGATGTCTCCGTAGATGTCTGCAAAGAATTCGTGCAGCTGAGAGAACTCGATACCTTTTACGTTCCAGTGGTAGCCCTGAGTAATGTGAGCAACAGTGACCACGTCACCAAGTAGGTGAGAAAGTTTCTCTGCTAGTTCTAAATGATTCTCGTGCATCTATTAAACCTCTGGCTCGGCTAGTGGAACAGGTGGAGCAGCTGGAGCTGCAGGTGTAGGTTCAGCCAGCGGAACTGGTGGAGCTACAGGAGCTCCAGGAGCAGCACCGGGCTGGCCTCCCTGAAGTATATCTTCAATATTACCAGGCATTGGAGCTGGGTTGTTTGCCTGAGACACGTCTTTAACAAGTTCCATGATCTCTGGAGCTACGGCCGAAAGCATAGCCTCGGTTAGCTCTGGAGTGATGGCACCCTTGTTGATGATTAGACGAAGTGCAAGCTCCTGAGGGGTTGGAGCGTCCTGGTCCGAGAAGCCGTGAGCACGACGCCATGTGTCGTAAGAAACAGCCATCTTGTCGAAGCCAGCGTCTGCATCTGTCGCACGGTCGTTACGAGTAGCAACCTGGCTTGGGTCGTACCAGATGTGAAGACGGCGAACGTCAGCCTCTGGGTAGCCGTTAGCGATTAGGTAAGGGCGTAGGTAGACAACAGTAAACGCATCTACAATCAGAAGCATCAGAGGTTCGATGTGGGCCTTGTAAAGAGACTCGTCAATCTGAAGTGCGTTTGAGTACTTAACGTTGGCTAGACCGGAAACGATGTCCTTAGGGACATCAAGACCCTGCATGATTCGCTCAAGCACGCGGTCAGCACGCTGAACAAGAGACGCGTCGAATGAACGCTCGAACTTAAACTGCTTAATCTTGTCGCCAAGTTCAGCAGGACCACGGATGATAAGTGGAACAACAGCAGACGCCGAGTCCTCGTCCTTAATCGGAGTGGTCATCGCGTCGATGAGCTGGTCTTCGAAGTCGTCAGCAGCCTCTTCAGGGTTATACTGCTCGTTGTAGTTGCCATCCTCGTCGTAAGGATAGTCTGGGTCTGGGCTAGCTGCAACCGAAAGACCATCAGGCAGGTACAAAGCACCCGCATTGAGGCGAGAACGGGCCGTGGCACGGAAGGTACGGTTCAGTAGGAGCAATTCCGCACACAGGTCCAAAAGGCCGCGTAGCGAGCTGTCAGCCTCTTGTGAGTAGCGTGGGTGGGCCTTCCAAATACGGCCAATAAAAGCATCACCTGGTAGACGGATTGCACCCTTACCAGCGGACATGGCTGAAGGGACACCGCCACCAACTTCGCGACGTGGCTGGATAACGAAGTTACCTTTTGCATCAATCTGAAGTTCGTCAACAGAACGGATATCCCAGGTCTCTGGCAATCCGGTTCCAATTCGCTCTGGAATCTGGACTAGGTGGCATTCACCAGTAACTTGCAAGTTCAGAGCAGCGTCCTTGAGAAGACCTGCCTGACCTCCGTAAGCACTGTCTAGGCGAGCAAGGGCACGCTGAGCTGCGGCTCCAAGCTGCGGGTCAATCTTAGAAGACTTGTCTACTGGAATTGGTGCTTCGGCTGGGTCTTCAACAATTGCAGCATAAAGACGGATGCGAGACACAACAGACGCAACAAGGTTGAAGGCGTACTTGACTTCACCAATTGAGTCGTAGTATTCCCAGGCTTCGGTCTGCCAGCTAGAGGAGGCAGACTGGCGGCGAGCTTTAAAGAGTTCGGCCTCGCCCTTGTCACCAATCTTAAGTTGGGCTGCAGCAGCAGTAAGAGCACGTGGAGTGCCAAAGGCAGCAGGCTCAGCGTAGACCAAACCAAAAGAGTCTACAGAGATACCAGGGGCTACCGAGGTTGCAGTTCTTGGAGCAGTCGCACGAACGCCAGGAGCGGATCTACGCTGCTTTTCTGGCTCCGAGTTTTTCTTAAAAATTCCCAAGGATAGCTCCTATGTATTAGCGATCAAGGTGGGCCGAAATTAGACCAACAATCGCAGATGTGGACAGTACTAATGATACCACATATGTGGCTGTAGGGACCAACAAGGCACCTACTACAAGCATAGTGGATACCCACATGCCTGTGCACCAGTTGCAAGTAAACAAGTAGCCGAACTTGGTGCTCGGTGGCCACTTTTTCCAGATCCAGTTACGGATTGGCTCGGTAATTTCATCGGTAGTTACTAAACGCGTTGCTCGATAGGCACCTAGACAGAGGATTAGGTAGAAAAACGGGTCGATTGGCACTATTCTCCTTGAATCGAGTACAGAGTACGGGTAACATTCCAGCTGCGGAGGCGAGAACCACACCCGCAGTTGCTGTCACGCTCGTATACTACCATTTTTCCGCTCGCAGTTACAACTCTGCTTGGATCTCCCTTAACAAATGATGTATATTTCTCTTGAAAAATGATTCTCGGGCCCTCTGGAGAGTCTTGAGCGATTACAACAAGCAAATCTGTGATGATTACTCGTGCTGCATCGACCAAATAGGCTCCGCGGGTCGCTGGTTTGATGGTTAGCTCGTCAACAGACGCAGTTAAGCCCTCTGGAGCAACAACAAGCTTGGCTGGAAAGATGTCATGAATGATTTTCATCGGATTCTGAAGATCCCTCCGGCCCTAGATGGGTTAATTCCAGGGATTTTACGGTCTGCAAGGCTCTTTGCACGGATTTTACCGCCTGAAAAGCCTAGAGGGGGCTTAATTAGTAGGGCAGTGAGGGCGTGAACCAATGCGTCGACGCGGTCAGGGGACTTTCCCTCACCTGGAACCCAAGAAATCATCTGAGTCTCTAAATCAGGTAGGTAGTGGACGTGGTGGACACGATTTTGCTCATATGCGAGGGTAATTGGCTCTGCACGGAGCTGTTTTCCCTGTTTTGAGTGAACTTCTAGCACTTTAATGGTCGGATCGATGGTATTAATGGCATTTCGGACCAGAGCACCACCCTGGTTTACTTCAGCAATCACTGGACAGCCCCATTTACGGGCCATTTCTACCACTTTTTGGGCCCAAACGGTCGGAGAACCTAAGATGGAGGCGTCTTCGAGGACCCAGGCTTGACGCTTGTAGAGGTCGTGCTCGGCAGTTGAGCCAACAACAACGATTCCACACTCATCTTTAGGGTTTTCGGCAACCGAAGGGTCAACGCCGATACAGCGTAGTGGGGTGAACTGAGGCATACTACGTTCGCGTCCACGCTCGATCATTTCCTCGGTCCACAGAGCACCTTCCATGGCTTCAAGCATTTCACCGTAAAGTTCCTGACGGGCAAGCGAGGTTCCTTCGTAAACGCCGAGCATGGTATCTAGATAGGCACCAGAAAGGTTTCCAGCGTTGTCCATGGTCGAACCACGAGTGATTTTTACAATCTCGCTCTTCATGGACTCTTCAATAAGTTTGTAGAGAAGCGGAGTACGCTTCGGGGTGGTGGTAACAAGGATCTTTGGGTGGGCACCAAGACGGGTACCAACACGTAAGTTGTCGAACGCGGTCATACCTGCGGCATCAGGAGTCTGTCTCCAGGCTGCAATCTCATCGCCCCAGGCGTGGGTGAACTGAGGACCACGCAAACCATCTGGTTCGTCAGCGGTAAAGAGTGTGGCTGTGTTCCCGTTTGGCCAGGTGAGGCGACGCTTCGAAGGCTCATAGAGTGGACGCTCGGAAGGAGGGGTAACGTTTAGGATTCCCGACTCACCTTCAACGATAACGTCACGAACGTCTGCGGCAGTACGGGCAACAAGTCCGAATCGACGTTGGCCAGTATTAGTGTATTTGGCTTCTTCACGAACCCACTCAGACGCGAGACGAGTCTTACCGAAACCACGACCTGCTAGTACAAGCCAAATGTTCCAGTCGCCTGATGGAGCTTGCTGCTCTGGACGGCCCCAAACGGACCAGTCCCAAAGCAAGACCTCTGGGTCCATACCTGCTAGAGCTTCTTCACGCTCTTCAACTGGAAGGAGTGAGAGCTGCTCCATAATACTTTTTCCCATTGGTCTATTCTATCCTAGTTAATAGGACCGTCAGGGCAGTAGCTGACGTCAACAGTTGCCGTAGGGCTTCCACTAGGCGGGGTCACTGAATGTTTCCAAAGTATTCCGTCAATGCTAGAGCTGGTGACGCGTTCTCCGCATTCGGAGCAGTGACCGAACCAGAGGCGGTTATCCTTGCGGTAACCGTCCTCCGGGTTCAGCACAGTGAAGTTCTCTCCAACGCCCTGAGTTCGAATATCTGCAGCGGTGTAGTACCGCCCGTTTACATCGTAGAGCTTTGGAGGTTTAGGATATACAATCGTCACTTGACGCGGTTCTCGTCAACGATCGGAGTGTATACCTTCGAGGTTGCGGTAACTGGAGTCTTGTAGCCGTAGCGTACAAGGCGGAAGCGGAGAGCACCGTGAGTTACGCCGAGACGTTTTGCTAGACGGTACAGAGTAACGCCTTCAACGGTGTGAGCGTGGTTGAGAAGGGCTGTATACTCTTCTGCCTCTTCGCGGTACTTCTTGCCGTTCGAGCGGACCTGCTGTGCGTATGGCTGCAACTCTAGAAGACGAGCTAGCGTCTTTTCGGTTGGTTCAACGTAAACAGGCTTTGGACGCTCTGGCTTTACTGGAGGGTCTGGAATTTCTACAAGGATAGGAAAACCGTTGTCCTTCATCTTCGCAATCTGGCGAACGCGTTCGCGGGTAATGCCAGATGCTTCTGAGATTGACTCTAGAGTCCATCCCGATTCGCGAAGTGCTCGGATGAGCTGATCACGTGCGTCTGTGTTCCCGATGTTTTCGAACTCGTCGTGAATGTGAGTTGGAAGGGTCTGGTTTTTCTTTACGTAGTTTGTCGTTGTCATAATGATCACTTTACAGCTTATGCTTTCTGTTTGTCAAGTTAGTTATTTCCCTGGATTCTTGGGCGGGCAGTTTTCTTCATGTATGGAGGTGTAACTTCGTGTACTACAACTCGGTAGTCGTGGATGTCCTCGTCTGGGACGTAGCTTGTGCCAACAACGTGAATTGCGTACTTGATGATTTCAAACATTTTGTTGACTTCATCTTCCGGGTTTTCCATGCTGCATGAAATTTCCACTGAACAATCAGACATATTAAATACTCCTGATTGGTAGAGCACGTCTCGCAGCTCGTCGGCACTGTCTACTCGTATACGGATACTTTTTGCCATTTCGATTTTATTTTCCTTCTTTCTATTTAGTTATCTGGGTCGAGGTCGACGCCGTCTAGATAATAAGTCGGGTCACCGCCGCTTATGAATATAACAAACAATGCTAGTGCTGTCAAGACGGCTAAAGAAACCAGTGCAATTATCAGAACTGCCATAAGAACCGCTATTAACATTTTCTACTCTTTACTCGAAAGAACGGCTAGGGCGATAGCAGATAGTGCTAGGACTTGGACGACTGTCTTGGTGGCGGAGTCGGATAGGGCGAGAACGATGGACGCCACTATTAATAGTATAGAAAGCAGGGGCAGGATTCGAAAGGAACGAATCCAGAGGATGAAGTTGGTCATTTGATTGGTGTCTTTTCTTCTTGAGGGGTGACTACACCGAGGAGAGGGGTTAGCTCCTCTTTCGGGGTACGGGGAATCAGTATAGCATATAGACTGTAGACGAGAGCCACTGCATAGAAAATGTAGGGGATCAGAATAAGGGCGTCTATTACTTTTTGCATGGTCTAACTATATCACTACGTCGGGGGGAAATAAAAGGGGCAGTTTATCGTGCTTCCTCTAACAAGTTGCCCGGTTAGACCTCACTGCCAACGCCAAGTTTTTAATCGCTCACTTGGATAGCCCTAAGACCGACACATTCTAGAAAGTCGTCATTAGGTTTTAGGTGGCCAGTTTTGAGACGTGGCCAGGTCTTTGTAGCTTTTAGCTAGTTTGGGAGGATGCGGGTGTAAACCGCCTTGGCTCCCATGTTCTTGGCAAACTTGCTCACGCTTTCAGTGGTGGTGCGGACACCACGTTTGACAGAGTGAATAAACTTGTCATTTCCAACATAGATGCCAATGTGGCCCATGTATCCTCGTCCGTAGCTGAATGATACTAAATCTCCGACTTTAGGTGTCTTAACCTTTTTGCCTGAGTTTCTCTGCACGGACGCTAAGTGATATAGAGTTACGCCTGCCTGCTTGTAGGTCCAAAGAATTAGACCTGAGCAGTCCCAGCCGCGTGGGGTGGATCCGCCAAATGCGTACCAGGTTTTGCCTGAGTACTTTTTGAGCTTCTCCACTGCGACATAGATTTTAGCTGCGTTCTCTATTAACTTAGCTGCTCTTATCGATTCCTTTAGTTGAACTTGCAAACTTGCGAGTCCCATTACTGGAGCCTTCAAAGAGGTGTTTGTAGATATCTCACCGCTGAGTATGGGGGTGTCCGTCTCAGCAAATACAAACTGTGTTGCTACCGCTGGTTGGGGTGTGGTACACCCTGGTGTTCCCAGCGAGATTGCAACAGTGACTATTCCAATTAGCCATTTCATATTCAGCCTACCTTTCCTTGCGTTAGTACTTGGCTGTGTTTTGTCTTGGTTGACTTGTTTTCGCTATTCAGTTGTATGTGTTACCAGATACGAAAAAGCACATCCTTTCTTTTATTGAAAGAACGTGCTCTCCGTCTTATAAGGATAACATGACCATAATAGGGGCGTTTGCTATTTCGTGTCAAATTTGACATTGGTAGGGTATAGTTCTGGACGATTTTTTTGAAAATTTGTGGAGCCGGATTTTGTATTTTTGAAAAGAGGGGGTGGCACTTTTTTCGTACTATGCTATATTGACCGCTAGGTGCTTTTGGTCGGTCATACGGCAGTTGTTGTTTTTGAGCACTTGCATAATTGTTTCCTAAACCGGGGTTAAGGTCGATAAAAATATCTTTTGTAAAAAGGGAAAAGATAGACAAGATATGTCAATAAAAAGACATTAATAAGAAAGAGATAAAAGAAAACAAAGAAAAAGTTTTAAATAAAGAAGTAAATAGAGAAAGAAGTAGAGATTAAAACAAAGAACAAAACAAAGAAAGAGATAGAAACACACAAAGCAGGTAGAAATGGCTAGGGACATAGACAATGAGATATACAGGAATAACCAGCCACCCGAGCCGAGGCCGACCCCTTTTTCGCCTACTGCTGCCCCTAGCCAGGCCTATAGGGTCAAATAGGCAGCAAATATTCTCCCACCTAGGCCCCCTTAGGGGCTACTAAGGGCTAAGCAGGGCTCAGGAGCGAGCCGGGCCCCTATCCAGGCATACAAAGAGTACCTAAGCAGCCACCAGGGCCAATACAAACACAATCAGGGTACTACCCAGGCCAGGTAGGTCATTGATAAGTCAAAAGGGAGGGCCGTGTGGGCATATAGAGCCTATCCACACTTATACACACCCATACACGCCTACCTACACCTACATACCCACTACCCACGCCTACAT